GGTTAAAGCGTTCAAAACCATCCGTCATTTTCTTCCAGGCGCGCGACATTGATTCGAAGAAGCCTTGCGACCTGGGCACATAATCCTGCATTAAGGTCACTAGGAATTGAGACATCTTGTCAATTCCATTGACAATCTTGTCAATCATTGTTTCGCGCGCAAACTGGTCAAGTAAGGGCATCAATTGCGTGACCGTACGAACCATGATGCGTCGGATTTCTTCAAAAGCAGTTTGCATCGGCTCAATAAACCGCATGCCAAGGTCGCCGAACATGACCTGCATCTCAGTCATAAATGCTTTAAGTTGACCCACCAAAGAGCCTTGGGTTGCAGCAAAACCACCGGCTAAACCGGCTTGGCGCGCTAGTTCTCCAGAGGAAAAAAGTTTCATTAACTCAGCGGATGTGGCCTTCCCTCCTCGTGTGGCTTCCTTAAATGCCTTTTCAAACTCTGGACCGAGTTGCTTGGCAGCCTCCAAAACTCCGGCTTGTCCGGCTCCCCCCTTTTGAACCAGCGAGACTAGGTTTGCCACCGCCTGAGCGCCCTTTTCAATGTCCCCAGAGGCCACAGCAAAGTCCATAAGACCAGCCATTGCGCTTGTGGTAGCACCAGTGACGCGAGCATTTCTTGAAGCGACCTGGAAGGCGCCACTCAGTGTCTTCATTCCAAGGGAGGCCAGGTTTGCGTCGGCGGTCATGGTACGAAGGCCTCGGCTAGCCAAAGCGTAGTTTCCTCCATACCGCCCGGTAGCCTGCGCAGCGACAAATTGGCGTTGCGCAGCAGCAACAGTTGCTAGAGCAACTCCGGCAGCGGCAGCAGCCTTGGCCATAGCCGACATCGCCACGTGATACGACTTAACAAAGAATCGGCCTGTCGCTAGAAGACCGTTAACTGATGAAAGCGCCAAAGCAAGAGCGGCTGTTTCTATTCCAGCGGCAATAAATGCAAACTTGTACGATGTTTTAAAAATTTTGGCTACCATGTTGGCACTCTGGCCCACTTGCCTCAACCTTTTGGTAGTGTTCGTTGAGTCCTTATCAAGTTCAACATGGGATTTACTGGCATCATCAATTGATGCCGAATACCGCTCAAAGGTGTCAGCACATTCGTCAGCCTCACGACAGAGTTGACGCAATTTTTGACGAACACGGTCAATGGCTGCCGTATCGGCTTTGACATCAATGCGTATAGTGACTTTTTCATCGCCTATAGCCATTTGTCAAGCCTTTTGTGACTACGCGGGCAACCGCCGTTATTTTTGCTGCTGTTTCATTTTACGCTCTTGTTCAGCGCGGTCAGCCTCAATAACTTTAGCACAGGCGTATCTAATCAACCATTCCTCTTCAGAACAGTCAAGTAAACGTATAGGGTCAGTGCCCCATAGTTCTCCTAAACGAGCGGCCGATTGAATTCGACCGTCAGTGACGAGTTCGTCTAGGAGTTCTTCGTAGGGTCCACCGTTTCAACGGTGTCTGAGTACCCCGCAGCCTCCAGAACGGCCAAAGCGGCGCTTTCCACATGAGGGTCAATGCCAAAGAATGCTCGAACACAGTCTGGAATTGGCCGGGTTGTTTCCGTCATCTGAAGAATGGCATCAGACGCAAAGGTAAGTCCAATTCCATCCTCATTGACCACCTGCTCGCCGTTGATGAAAATACCGGTACAGGTCTGACCTACGACCGCACAAGCAAACTTGGTGGCATCCATGCCGTTCTTGGTGTCTTCTCCGGCGTTCTTTCGCCACGCTCGCAACTGATGCTGGGTGATATTCGGTGAAACCCGGATAGTCACGCCTGGGCGCTCAGGCACCTCAATAAAAACAGCCTCTCGCTCAACCTTCTTGGAAAGAACTTCTTTAAGTTGGTCAAGTACGGTTGGGGCCTTTACCTTGTCCGAAACAACCTTCTTAGCGGGTGTTTCGGAGATGGTTTCAAAGATTTCATCGCTCATGGCGGAGACCCTAGCATGAGAAAAGGGGCACCTAGTGGTACCCCTCTCTCAAAACGAGTTAAGTTTTTGTTGAATCAGACGACCGACTGGATGCTGAAAGTCAGCGAGTAAGTCGAAGGAGCGCCCGAAGCCGCATCACCCTCAGGCTCAGTCAAACCGACGAGCAGAGCCTGGGAGTACTTGCGCTGAAGTTCCGGAACAGCCACATTGCAGTTCAACTCGTCAACCTGGATGTCGTAGTAAGCGCGACCAACCATCTGGCGGAGCGTGCCCAGGAACGATGCATCCAAGTCCTTTGAGTAGTGACGGGTCAGTGTGATGTCACCGATTTCAGCGGGAGCGCACAGAACCTCCGGGAACTGCTTGCCACCAATGTAAATCTTCTCCACCGATGCGGTGATTTCGCCACCAGTCACCTGAGCGAAGTACGCATATGAGCCGTCCTGCTGCATCGGGGGCGGAGCCTCAATGTTGCCGTTAGGCGAAGGTGTGATTGAAGCGACAATCTGCCTCTGTGCAAGTTTTGACATTGCTTACTCCTTATCAGACCACAGATGCGGTGAGGTTGGACTTGGTGACATCGACCTGGATTTGGTCGCCGATGCTGGAGACTCGTACTCCAACTCGGGCCCGAACCAAACCGCCAGCCAACTGAGACACTGGGTTGATAGCGTCGTTCACTACAACCGAGTAGCCGTAGTCAATGCGCTTGCCAGTAGCGTCGAATGCCTCGTAGAGGCCTCCAGCGATGCGGATTGGCTCAAGAAGGCCGATGAGACGACCCTTTACCTGGGTGAAGAGAGCGTTGCGTCCGTCAATTGGCGAGAAGACGAGGTCTTCGAGTTGCTCCTCAGCCTGAACCACGATGAAGTTGAGCATCTCTCGTGAGTTGAGGAAGCGGAAGTTGTCTTCATCGCTGGACAGTGAGCGGAACCCGTAGACACGCACTGCGCCATTGATAATGCGGAGAGCGTTGCATCGCTGTTCATCAAGGGTGTCACCGGTTGTCTTGCTGATTGACTCCGAGATTCCAGTGATGAAGTTTGACTGAGAAACCAGACCAGCGTAAGCCGACCATGGTCCAACTCGGTTGAAAGCAACTGAACGCTTAGCGGCGACATACGCCTCGGGGGAAATCGTCAAAGCGGTTCCATCCTCAAGGTTCATGTCAACCCATGGGAAGAAGAGGCCACCGTATTCGGCGTAGTCGTAAGCGCTCATGGACTCGGCATGGTTGCCAGCCTGTGTGGCCGTATAGTCCTCCGGAACCGAAAGGATTGCCATACGATGGTTCGTGTAGCAGTGTGTAAGCACACTTGCGTGAATTGACTCTGCATTGCCCGCAGTGACAAATCCAGGCAGTGAAACTGCACCTGCACCTAATTCCGAACCGAAAGCATCTAGAGCATCAAGCCAATCCTGGTCAACGATAGCCGCACGGTCATCATCACCTGCGCTGAAAGCGGTGGCCGATGTGATGTTGTCAAATGTTCCAGTTCCAATGGTGGCCGTGAAGTACTTGGTTGCCACTACTGAAGCGTTGATTTTGTTAACCAAAGCGGCGGCAGTAGCGACCTCACCGCTGTTATACACGAGGTCATCGTTTAGGAACGCCTTGAGGGTCTTGCCAGTACCAAGTGTGGTTAGGGTGACCTCCAGGTTCTCTGACCAGTTGCCAGCGCCGGTAGCGGTCAGAGTGAGTGCAGTTCCAGCGGAAGTGTTGGGGACAGCAAGTGTTCCAGCGGTTGCGCTTGCGCCGACGACTCGCGAGACATACACCTCAGCGCCACCTTCTTCAAAGAAGGTCTGCACTTGCTGGTACACGGCACCGTATGAGGCATATTCGCCAAACACTGTTTCGTAGTCAGCAATGCTAGTCACCAACTTTGGTGTAGCCGCGGGGCCGCGCTGTGTTAGGCCAACCACAAACCAGGACGCCACGGGCGAAGTGTTCGTTGTTGCGGGTCCTGTACGGACTGATGTATTTACGACAATTCCGGGCATTTGCCTTCCTCCGCTTCAAAGCGTTTGGTTTTGGTTCAAGACCTAGAGAAGTATACCTAATCGGGACGCTTCTTTATTGAAATCGCTTACAGACCTCATACCTATTGTGACTGATTCTGCCTATGTGTAGTGGAACAACTCAGAGGTCTTCAAAATCTTCTTCAATGCCAACATTTACAACTTCAACGCCATAAGAAGAGGTATCACTTAAAGTGGGGACGCCAGTTACTTCATTAAGTGTCAATGTATAGGCGATATAGGCGCCTGCCATCATGCGTTCGCCCTTGATGAGAGTCAGGTCTGAATACTCTTCTCGAATGGTTGACTCGTCAATCATTACCTCAAGATTGTTCTCGCCAGCACATCTGTCAAGTCCTGGTGCGTCAAGAAACGCAGAACGAAGCACGGTTACGAGCCTGTCACGTTTGAGGGTGCAAAGTTCAGGACTGTCGTCCTTCACCCAGATGTAGGTGCGCATTGCATATTGAACATTAAAGTTTGGACGAAATCCAAAAGAGTAGTCTGTGCGCTCCAGGCCATTCATTGAGATGGCAGCCGTAATCAGCGTTGGCCAGTGGTCAATAGCAACTGGTTCGTGGATAAGGTACTTCAGTGGTTCTGGAAGTTCCTCGTCATCAAGATTCCACTCATTCCGGTAAGCAACAAGCCTATTCGGCAAGTCGCTTTCTAAATAACTATTCACAAAATACTTTGCATTATGCGCACCTTGCATAATCATGGTGCCACCCCATTTGCCACGTAAGCAGCGGCCTTGTTAGCCAGGTCACGAGCAAAGCCACGAGGCTCAAAAACAATCTTTCTAGCAGGCATTTTAGTCGTGCCGTACTGGTGAAACTTTGCATACTCCACGTCTGTGCCGAATTCAGCATGCATGTCATCAATATCATTTGGTGGACCAAATAGACTTGTCAAACTTCCCATTAACATCCCAGTCTTGCGCATGAGTGGCCAGGCATATGGACGAGTTCTTGGTTCCCACTTTCTGCCTGTCGGCAAGCCTCCAGTGGTGAAGTTACTGGCGTTGGCTTTGGCTAGTTCAGCGCGTGCATACCAAAAAAGAGGGCGGAACTGACGGGAGCGCAATGCCATATTTTCAAGGCGTTGCATTGCCTTTTCGGCATCACATTCAATGTTGACCCGAACTCTCATGCGACTCGCACCCGGCGCCAACGTCGCACGCTAGCCAGTTCCTCTGGAGTAAAGCCAGTAGTAAGGGGTCCAACATTTCGGGTCTCTAAGTCTTTAATACCAACCACATCATCATGCATATTCTGCATTTCTCGGGATGCGGCCCGAAGAATCATCAGGCGGAAATGCTTAATTTCGGTACCATCAAGGCCAGCCGTATAAATGACCTCAATGTCGTCGTTCGCGAAGGTTCGATAAACATCAATTCCATATCGACGGACCACATAGTCGCGCCCATCTTCCAGGGTCTCCTGCGCACTTCCTGGCGTTGGTGCGGTGACCTTTACGCTGGTCACACTAACAATTGGCGAATTCCTTACATAAACAGTGTAGGGGGGCTGAAGGAATGTCTGGGGCTTTTCATCAGTACCGATAGTTGTGTCATAGAAAAATGATGATGTTGGAATTCCAACATTAGTTGACTCAACTCGGTAGTTCTCGGTGAAGGTGGCAACCTCTACTGGCCGACGCAGGTAAGATTCTAGTTCGCTCTGGAGACCCTCAAGAACGTACTCGGCGGCATGCTGTTGGCGATTACTGAACTTTATGTCCATATACCGCTCAAGTTCGGTGATAGAGGCAAGCATTTCAACACCTTTCTACCCCGCCAGTTTACTATTTAGCGTTGCGCCTACAGGTATGAATCAAGTACCTTGTCCCAGTTTGACGCCATCGTCCTGACATCAAGTGGTCTTAACTTTTCTCGATTTTCCTTGGCTTCCTTGACTCTGACTGGGTAATCCCTCAGTTCAGAGAGGTGGCGTATCCAATCATCTGGAGACGACGCGAGCCGACCAATGCCATACTCCTCGTGGAGTCTCCGATACTCGGCAACATCTGACATGACGACCGGGATGCCTGCTGCTGTGTACTCAATGGCCTTAATCCATGATTTAGCCCTGTTGAAAGGAATATCCACGATTGGAGCCAAGCCAATGTCAAACTCAAAAGAAAGTCGTGCGTAGTTTAATGGATGGTGCATTGGGCTGGTTGTCACCATATTTGGCGGTAGGCCAACTTTGTTAGAGAACGGCACTGCACCCTGAACGTGACCAGAATGGTGGACCTTCCAAGGCCCAGCATCAAGAACGCCTTTCAGTAGTTCAAGGTCCCCGGAACGGTGTGAGGTGGACCCAACCCAACCAACTTTTGGTTTGCGCGGGCGATGGTATCGAACTCGGAAATCACTCATGGTCACGCAGTTTTCAACCATGTGAACGCGCTCGCAGTCAAAGTCCTGCTCAAATCTTTCCTTCAAGAAAGGAGTACTGACGACAACGCCATCGCACTTTTCAATAATTTGACGATAAAGGTCAATGTTTTCTTCTTTGTTGTAGTCAGGGTGAGTCAGTTTATAGGCGTGATTTTCCTTATGGAGACCCCAATACCAATCGTCAACATCATTGAGCAAAACCTGACCAAACTTCTTACGGTCATCAAGTTTGTCAACTAATTTGTCAAACATAAGTCGCTGAAGTACGATAATGTCACAATCGTAATGGGGCTTTTTGTCCCAGGACGCGATTCCAAATCCTTTAACCGGGCTATGAATGAGCAAGCCAGTGACGGATTGATACTTCAGGAACTTCCGGTTTTGCTGGATACGAACCCAGTTTGCTCCACCTGGAACAGGGTGACCAGAGTCGTCATTCATTGACCTGGACCAGTCGGTGGACGCAAAACCGATTTTAATACGTTGTTTCATAGCACCCTTTGCGCCTGCATTTTAGGCGCACCTTAGCAGATAATTACGCTAGACGGCCACGGCGAAGGCGGTCGGGGAGAAGGTCTCGCCCAGCCCCTTCTGGGTTTCCTGCGCCCCCTAGGCGTCGGTTTAGGCCTCGCAGAACAAATGCCAACGCTCGGCGCCACCAGGCAGGGCGACGGCCTTCTCGCTCATCTGGCTCAATGTCGGGAATTCCACCAGGAATCGGCATATTGTCCTCCAATACTCAAAAAAAGATTACCACATAGGCTCAGCCGTCAGCATTGCGTGGACGCTCAATGACAATTGATTGCTCTTTTGCTGAAGCAGGTGCCTCAATAGGAACCCAAGCGTTTGAATATTTATGCTCGGATATTTTCTTGTCCTTGAGTAGCGTTCCGTCAACCATCATGTCCATTTCGTCGCTGTGCATGGCCAGCATGCGCTTAATATCCGGCTCTCCATATTTCTTGGACCTCAGGACATTTTGTACGATTCTGGACAGTCGCTTGGCTAGTACATTACCGCGACCTCTGTTTAGCCGTGAATGCATGACCATCGCATCAATCTCGTCGCAGTCAACCAAAATAACTGGAATCTGACCGTTGGTTGCCTTATTCAGTTTAGATAAATGAGAGGCTATTTCAAACCTGTAATTTCCATCAATAATGATTCCCGTTGATGCTTGAACCACTAAGGGCTGAAGCCACCCGTAGTCTTCCATAGAGCGGAGCAATACCTCCAGGTCAGTTTTGATGATGTATGTCGTACGCCAAGGGGCAATTGTAAGTTGTGATGGCTCAACCCAACCGACCGCCCTGGCTCCTTCAAAAATAGAGTTATTTTTATTTTTGATGAGTTTCATTTTTTACCTGCTGTCATCCTGATAGTCAAGTGCATCAAGTTCTGCCATTTCCTGTGCTTCTGCTAATCTCATTGAGTGGGCTTTTGTCTTTGGCCCAACCGGCGTTGCTGAACTGATATTGAATTCGTTCAAGAGGAGATTTCTAATCAGCCAACTAATTGGATACCCATAAGGGTCCAACTTGTGCTTTTTTCGAAACTCAGAGGCAAAAGACATTGCCCTTTGTTTCAAGCCTGGAGTAAGAATATTTTCGTTAATGCAATACTCAACGCCTTTCCATCCCTGCGAAGAATAAAGTTCAATTAATAGTTCAATATCAAACTCAGACCAAAGTCTGCGCTGGGCATCAATATGGGGAAAACATTCAACGAGTCTGTCAAAAAATTCGGGCTCTGTATTGACAACATCCTTGATTCGCCTGATTGCAACTGAGTGCAGGGGGATTCCAACTCGCGTATTTGCTCCTGCAACGGCGGCATGGTCGTAATATTCGCAGTAATTAGCGCCATGCTCCTCTGAAATGAACTTCAGGACATCATTTGTAGTCCAGTCATAAATGACCTTTGCAAAACGCAAGGGTATTGACTTTTTCATTTTGAAAGGCACATTGATGTAATTTTCGTGCAACTTTTGGACGCATGCACGGTAGCGAATCATTGATTCATTGGCTCTTACTCCTGTAAGAAAGGCGACTCGCCCTTTTTTGCCTTGCATGGTGTAGTAGTCAATTGATTCGGGCAAAATTTGTTCACGTGTCAACCCAAAATGTTCGGCAGTTATTGCCCATTCGGGCATTGGGCGATACAGGCGACCTTGCTTTTCTCTCTTTGCAGACCATAGAAGGCAAAACTCGCGACGACCTAGAACCCAGACTTCTTGACCCATAGGCAGGCAATACCACTCCATATCAACCCAGTCGTATTGCCTAACTTCCTCAATGTATTTGAGAACCATTGGCGAGACCATTTCTTCATCTCGAAAGATGACTTTTACTGGACCTAGGCCTCGCTCCTCATGAATTTCTTTGGCCAGATAAAGCACAGCAGTGCTATCTTTACCTCCAGAGAACTGGACGCATACGGTGTCAAAAGTGTCGTAAACATGGCGCATACGTTCGCGTGCCGCGTCAACGCAATTGATATCAAGAAACATTCGTTGTCTGGTCATGGGTTCCGCCTCAACAACTCTTTACAAACCTTTTCAATTTCGTTATAGCGCCAAACTCGCATACTTTTCTTAATTCTTAAATTTCCGTATCTACATCCCATTATTCTGCCGACATCTCTGCCACTAATACCTTTCTTTTCTAACTCGCAAAGCAGTTTCAAGATTGGCTCAGCGCTGGTAAATGCCATTGGAATTCTTGGGATTGCAGGAATAGCAAGAATTCTCTTCATTAGGGTTACTGAAATTGTTTTTTGATGCCCGCTTCTAATGCGTTGCATGTTGGCCCGATGTGAACCCAACTGCTGTGCCACCGCACCAAGTCCCACCCCTTTGGATGACAAAAAAATTAGGTGCTCTCGTGCTTCCGTGGCATCAACGAACTTGGGTTTTTCAACTTCAATCCCGTACCTAACCCTACGCCTATGCCTTGCGGCGTTGCGTTCATAGATGCGGTGGCCGACGCGACATTCATCACATCGGCACCCTTTTGAATACCGAGCATGCGTTCCGTGTTCAGCCATCAGTAATCCGCATGAGAGTCAATAAAATTAATTAGTCGCTCAGCAGTCGTGTCGCCGTCAATGCCGGGGTCGGCTTTTAGCCATCGAATAAATGAATACCACTTCGTCTGCTGTTCAACGTTGTCAAAAACAAGACTGTATTGAACTATTGCATTTTTAATTCCAGAAGCACCAATCGCGGTGCTACCAGTTGACGCCAACTTAAGACTGTCAACCTCTGAAGCGGGAACTAGGCGAGCACCCTCTTCGGTCTCTTCAACGGCAATTTTTGATGCATTGTCAAATGGATTAACGATTACTGGGGCAATATATCCCTGTTCGCTCTCGTTGGCCCGCTCAACACGATACGCTTGCTCGCTGATAGCCGCCATTTCAAACATGTCCCAACCAAGTTCTTCCAGCAACTCACTGTAGTCGGATGAAATCTCTTGGATTGATGTATTTAGGGCTGAAGCGTCGGTGTATCCGAGTTCATTTGTTCGGTTATCAGCCAAAGCGAAGGCGATTGCACGAGCATCGTCTGCCTCGTATTGAACTGCTGCAATATGAGTCCAACCGAGACGCTTTGCCGCCTGGAATTGGTGATTGCCAGCAATGACGGTTGCCGTTCCATCCGCATTTGGGCGCACAACAATGGGCTTCAACTGCCCGAACTCTCGGTACGAAGAGACGATTGCGTCAATGTTGCCTTTTCTGGGGTTATTTTCAAGTGGCACCAGTGTTGTGATGTCAACTAGAAGGCTCACGAGTGATTCATCAGCATTGTGCTTCATGGCATTACCTGTGCTCTTACATTTGCGGCCAGAGTCCTTAAGGCATCAATATTTGTTCGAAGGGAGTGAAGTTTTTCTCGCTTACTCTTTACAAGAGCCTCGCTAATTTTGTACTGCATTGCCAAGTCCTCAAGTTTGTAATCCGCCCACGCCTCGCGCTCCTTAATAGAGCCTTTTGCGCCAAGGTATTCCTTGGACCACGATGACTTGTAGTTTGATTCTTTGATTGCCGAATCCATTGCCAGTTGCTCAAATGATTCGGTTTCATTTTCAAGCAAGTCGGTGAGGCGCATAATTTCCTCCTCAATTTCAACCTGACTAATAGGCCTTGTTCTAGCCATTTCGCAACTCCTTAGTACATTGAGTGATTACGGACCAGTCTACTTTTTCAAGAGCCTCCAGATGAGCCTTTGGCCAGTCATGCCGTGACCGACCCTGTACGGCAAGGCCCATTTCCTCTAGAATGTAAGCGTCGGCCATATCATCTGCCCCTTTGCCCGTCCAAACAATTCCCGTTCGTGCTGACAATGCAGAAATAACTTCACTTTTGGACGAATTTCCTTTTCCTGTTGCAAACTTTGCCCGGCATGTCGGTGGGACTTCAATAAAGTCAATTCCCATTCGGAACATTGTCAGACGAAGAACGCCGCCCAACTCACCCGTTGAATGAGCCTGAGAGTTTCGGCTGGCGAAGGAGTAACCCTCAATAACAACAACTGGACTTGTCGGTACTGTTAGTAGGAATGTCGCTAGTTGCTCGGAGAGGTCCGCCAGTCTTTCCACACCTACAAACTTTGATGAAAGCGTGCCGTTTTGACCACACCCCGAATATCCAGTGCTTGTCAATGAGGGGTCAATGCCAACTATGGGTCGATTCATGACTGTTATTCCTCGTAACCATGCTTGGAAAGCCCTAGGTCAAACGCCAACTGCGGATGATTACCGATTCTTCTATGGCACTCACGACAAACTGCCATGAGATTCTCTTCGTCCAGAATTGAACCACCCTGGCTTCGTCGTTTTAGTTCATGAATATCAATACTGGGACGCCTGACATAAACGGCCAGATTGTCAAACTCAGCAAACACTGGACACGCTTCGCACCAGGGACGCTCTTTTAGTAACTGTTTTACAAGAGGTACACGCTCTTTGTAAATATCAGCCATTTTCTTTGAGCGCTTTGCCAGTGGTGACCGCTTTAGAGGTTTGCCGCTTTTCATGCTATTCCGACAAAATATCTTCGGCTTTTACTTTATTAAAGGTCCACTCGCCATCAAGTGAATCCCAAAGTGCCAAATCAATCACGGTAGGTTCAATGTCGTATGTCTCAATAAGTTCACGATGCTTTTTGATAGCATTTTCATAAAGGATTGCATTTTTTAATGGGTCCGTATGCGCTGGTTGACCCGTTGTAATCATTTGCTCAACTTCATCAAGCCGTCTCTCCACATGGAACTTGAAGCGCTCAATTTTTGAGCGGCGCATGTTGTAATCAGCGAGGGCCATGGCCAATAGCCGTTGACCATCAGAACCTAGTTCCGCATATCGCTCTCGGTCAGACTCTTCATCGTCAGCGAGGTTATCAAGTTGGCTCTGGAGCGTGCCGACAAGTGCCACTAGTGCTCGCTTCCACCTATCCCAGTTTTGCTTTTCCATCAGGACTAGACGCTGAGATTTGGATACCTTATTTTTTACTTCCTCAGCGACTAGACGCGCAAAGATATCGTCATTCATATTTACCTTTAGCCTTTTTTGTTAGTCCATGCAGGACACATCTTTTTGAAATGACACCAGTTACACAAGCCACTTGGCTTTGCGGGGAATTCCCCTTTTTCACAGAAGGCGTCAACCTCATTTTTTGTAGTAACAAGGAGTTTTACAGTTTTGTCCAGTGCCTGATTTGTTATCTCTCGCGTAAGCACTTCTGGGCCTGCCAGATAAACCAGCGATACTTTGGATGTGTTACCTACATCTAATGCTTTTAACATCAGGGCATAGATGTACAACTGTGTGAACTTGTCCTCAGCGTAACGAGGGGCAGGAATTTTCCCAGTTTTATAGTCGGAAATCTCTAGGGTTCCATCTGGATTTTTCTTATATCTATCAATGAAACCCCTGATACGAACACCATTTGTTTCTCCGTAAACCTCAGTCTCAACCCCAGCAAACTCTTCTTGCTGTGGTTCTTCAATTTGCCAGAGGTTTTCAACGCACCACCAGGCTTTCCATCGAAAATCGCGATTATTCAGGTTCATGGCTTTTGCCTGAACTTCGTAGTCCGAAAACCACTTGTCTCGCGCTATTGCGCGAGCAGTGTCCTGGTTTCGTTCGCCGGATGGCTTGAGATACAACTCCTCTAAAATGTCGTGGACAAAATTTCCGAGAAGGGTATGTACCGTAGGTGGCTCAACTAGTCCATCAATTTTGCTGTACTTAAACTTCAGCGGACATTGCTGAAATGTACTGATGGACGAAGGAGAAAGGTGTGCTGGTGGCTGAAGGCTCACTCTTCTTCTGCCTTGTCAACAACTGAAATTGTTTTGCCACCGAGGTTGAGCCGAAGCGCCTCAACTGTGAGTAGTTCCAACTCTTTTTCGGTGAATTCGGAACGCTTGGGCACTGGCCGACCGCCACTGTATGCATTCCAATATTCCTTCAGTTCCTTGACTTGCTCGTCAGTTAGCGTTGCCCTAATTTCCATAAAGCGGTCGTACTTCTCTTCAAGCGGTGTCGGCTCTGGAGTCGGCGCGTGCATTGCTTCGTCAATTTCAATTGCTTCAACATCTCGCGCGAGGTACAGCCCAACGCCGAAGTGCTGGCAAGCCTTTTTCAGGGCATCAGAAACAGCGCCCTTGAATTCGTCCCCAAGGTCAACAATGTCACCGCTCTTCTTGCGCTTAATTTGACCTCCGCCAAATCCATCATGCGAACCACCGTTCGCAGTGCGGACACGCACATGAGCAATCACCCACTCCGGGTCTGTGGCGTCGCGCCCGCATGACAAAACCTCGTGCGACCAGCCAGTGGGGCCGAAGATTCGATTCATCCGGTTGATGATTTCTGAAACTGGAAGATAGGTAAGTTGTGTTCCGCTCTTATTGACGGTTCGCTCCATCTCCTGAGGGAATGGCTCCGAAAGGCGGTCGTAAATATTGTCAGTTGTCATTTTGCCTTCTCAATCTTGATTTTGGGTTCGGAATCGCCTGCTTGGCAGTAGGAGTCGGCATTTAGTCCAATATTGGACAGAGCCGTGACTCGCCAATAGGAAGGTTGGACATAATCAAGTAATGCTTCAATCATTTGCCCGGTATCCATTGTGCGCTCGCCAGTATCCATGTCAATTGCAAGGTTTTGTATGCGCTCGGCAACGGCATGGGCCAATTCCTTGTGTTGCCATGCCTTGCGCGTTTTAGACCATTCCTTGATAATCATGTCCCCACTGGAAACAGAAACAGCCTCAACATCAGACATCTTTGAAATAAGCAAGTTTTCCATTTGCTTAACCAAAACAGACATCTGGTTCTTCATTGAAGAAATCTGGAAATAAGTCTCCGAAACATCCTCCAGGCCCCAGTCTGGGTTTGAGGACATTTCAGTCAGGAATGAATCAAGGTCAAGAATTTGCTTTTGAAAGTCGGCAATAACATTCTTTGCAGAAATTTCGCTGTTTGTAGTGCTCATTTTTCTCCTAGCAAGTAGTTGGTTAGATGATAATACTGGCCCGCTTGCGCTGAGGCAACCCCAATCCAGTCAAATGAGTAAATGCCCCTACGGCAGAGTCTACCTGGTCATCGTGGTCACAGGCTTCAGGGAATGAAGCAAATTCGTCCAGCCACTCTGTCAGCCAAGCATTTCGAACAATTCTTACATTTCCGTTTGCCACAGCGGCGGCAAAAGGTCTTGCACGTGTAATTTTGTCTCCGGTTGACCGGATGCCTATGAAATCGTAGCCAGGCACAACATACCTTGCATACTGGTCTACCAGGGCTTTTCCTGACGAACCAGGCTCTTGTTCCATCCGAATTGCTACGGCAGGTCCATCTTCGTAAGCAGTCTGAGCAATCATTTGCTCCACTTTTTCGCCTTTTACCCTAGCCTTACGGACATCTAAAATGTAAGTTATACCCTGGTCAAGCATAGCCAGGGTACCAACTGTCCAGTCGGGGTTGGGGTTGGAAACCGATGGCTCCGTTGCAGCCAAGTCCCAGAATCTAACTGCCCTGGCTGATGAAGTAATTTGTGGGACTTCGTGGGGGTCAATAATTACAAAGTTTTCCCGTTCAAATAATGTTCCCAGGCTTGTAGACCACCAGTCGCCTTCCTCTAGGCGACGTCGTTCTACGGGGTCAAGAGCCTGAAGGGCCTGGCGGTAGGAGTCAGCGTCAATGCCGGGGTTGTCCGTCAGTCGAGAGGGGACAAATATCCTGCCCTGACTGGTACCCTCCACAATAAATCTCTGCCTGACCCAGTTTGGGGCTGGGTTTGACGCCGCCCTCATTCTCAGGGGTACCTGCGCCAAGGCGCCCTTTGCAGGACGACGCAAACGAGAGAAAAGGTATCTGTAATCAGATTCACGAATTTCAGTTACCTCATCCATGCCGATGAATTGAAATTCCGCACCCTTATATCGCAGATAGTCCTGCTGATTATTTAGGTAGCCAAAAGAGATTCTTGCGCCCGAGGGAAAAATGGCCGTGTAGTTATTTGAATTCCACCTTACATCGTCATAATTGGCAACCCAGGAGGTGAAGCGGTCCATGATTGCGCCAGGTAGTGCCAGGTCAGCATAGGTGCGACGGAAAATAATAGCCGAATAATTTGGCACATCTACATACTGAAGTGCAGCCATAAGTAGAGCAGAACTTTTGCCTCCACCTGCGCTTCCACCAAATAAAGCCTCAAGCGCGTAAGTCCGAAGGAATACCCTCTGAGTTAGGGAAGGATTCTCCGGGCAGTACAAAGGAGCCTTCGGTTCAAGATATTTGAGTACTGCATCCCAGTCGGCCATTACTGCATCATCCTTCTATATGCGATACATTAGTCAAAGCACCAACAACAGGAGCATAAGTGAAGAAATTG